CTACGGACTTTTAATCCGCAGGTCCCAGGTTCGAGCCCTGGTGGGGGCACCGCTCTGATCAGGCGATTCATCGAAAGATGGGTCGCCTGAATTGCTTTCACCACCGTCAATGCTCACGGATTGCTCACGGGACGCGTCATCGTGATCACGGCCAGCTCGAGGCACCAACGCCGCCGCCGCTTCGGCCGCCTGCGCACCCACCCCATCAAGCAGGTGGGAGTAGGTGTCCGAGGTGATCGAGATCGACGAGTGCCCCAGCCGCTTTGACACAACGGCGATCGGCACGCCGGCGGCCAGCATCAACGAGGCTTGCCCATGCCGCAGGTCGTGCAGCCGGATACGTCGTAGTCCAGCCTCATCCGACAGCTCGTGGAACCGTTCGGTCACGTCGGCTGGCGGGATAGGTGAACCGTCCTCGCGAGCGAACACCAGGCCGTGGTCGTTGTAGGCGCTCCCCCACTCGGCCCGCTCGCGCTCCTGCATGAGTCGCTGCGCCATCAGAACGCCGAGCGTGCCGGAGTCCAGGTCGACGACGCGCGCTTCTCCGCTGGCCGTCTTGACGGGGCCGAAGCGGAACTGGCGATGCTCGCCGCCACAGAAGGGGCATTCCACCCCGGTGCCGTCGACTTCGACGATCTGCTGGTTGACGACCAGTCGGGCGCGGCCGAAGTCGATGTCGTCCCATCGGACACCGACGGCCTCGCCGCGGCGCAGCCCGGTCATGGCGATGGTCTCGAACAGTGATCCGAGCCGATCGGTTTGCGCGTGATCGAGAAAACTGCCGAGGTCGGCGGCTTCCCAGGGCTTCACCTTGGGGCGCACCGCGCGCGGTAGCTCCATGTCGGCCGCCGCGTTGAACGAGACGAGGTGCTTGCGCTTCGCGGACGTGAGAGCACTACGCAGTGTCGCGTGAACCCGGCGCTGCGTTGCCGGTGACAACGGTTTCGGGTTGCGCCGCTGCCCTTTTCCGATCTGCGCATCCTTCGCCGGCCTGGCCGGCGGCTTCGCGATCTGGCGGAGCATGTGTTCGACGTGGGTGGCCCGCAGGTCCCGCAGTCGCACACTGCCGATATGCGGGACGATGTAGCTGTCGACGTGCTGCCGGTAGCTACGCAACGTGGTGGGTCGAATCCCAGCCTGCTCCTTGGCTTCTAGCCACTGCTCGAGGTACTCGGCGAGGGTGAGACGTTGGTCGACAGCGACGACACCCGTGCGAACCTCAGCGAGGCGTTCATCGAGCGCGTCGACGGCTTCGCGCTTCGTCCGGAAGCCGCGCTTGAACTCCTGGCGCCGCTTACCGGTGGCCGGATCAGTACCGAGGTCAACGACGTAGTGCCAGCTCGCCGTGCCCTTCTTCACGCTGCCGCGCATTACCGCTCATCCCCTAGCTCGTCTAACGCGAGAGCGAGCTCGTCTTCGACCGTGGTTGAGACGAGGGCGAATCGGTCACCATCGGGTAACTCAGTAGGCTCGATTCCCGCCGCGCGCGCTTTCGACACCGCTTCCCGCAACTTGGCCCGAGCTTCCTCCAACCGACGTTGATGCGCCAAGGCGTCCATCGCGGCGAACATGTGCCCTTGGCGTGCGCTAGAGAGCGAAACAGCAAGACTGGCATGCTCTGGCGTCAAGGTGAACTTCTCGACGGGCTCTCCAAAAACCTGAGCGATCGCGAGCGCCTCACCGTATCGAACCGGCCTATCCCCCTTCTCAATTCGGGAGATTGTGTTCTGGTACACGGACGTCCACCCCTGCTCGCGCAGTTTCTCGACCAGATCCTTTTGACTCCACCCGTGCGCCTCGCGGAACAGCACCATATTTCGAGCAAATCTCCGATCGTCTCGTTCGGGCTTATCAGCAAACTTGTCGCTCTCGACATCTCTCGACATGCATCGACGATAACACGCCGAACGTTGTTGTTGTTTGACCACAACGACAAACCAGTGTAGACCTAGATTGTGGTTGGAGGCCGACCACAAATCCGAGATCGAGGAGGGCGGGGATGACACCCCATGAAGTCCAGGAAGCGTGCGAACGCCAGGCGACGGTTGACCTTCGCTTCGCGCTGGCCGCTTTCGGGATCGGCGAAGCCACCGGCTATCGCATGGCGAAGTACTGCCCGGCTGAACTGCCGTTCAAGGTGCTCAAGGTCGGACGGATCTACAAGGTTCCGTCCGCCAGCCTCCTGGCGGCACTTGATATCTCAGCTTCGGACAGCGAGCGGCAGCTCACCGCGTGACCGCGGAGCGAGCAGACATCAGGCAAAAGAATGACCGGCCCGAGCACCACCTCGAACCGGTCGCATCGAAATCCACCACCATCAAAGGAAAGACCCGATGACCCACATTCTGACACACCGCGGCGACACTTTCGAGTTCCCGGCGCTCGGCGCCGTCCGCACGAAACGCGGACACGTCAACGAGATGATCACACTGATGTCGAATCCGGTCGACAGCCAGTTCGACGACGACGTCCGGCCACTGCAAGTGTCCACGACCCGAACCGCCGACAACGACCCGTCCTACGCTGATGCGCTACTCGACCATCGTGTCGAAATCCTGATCGGCGAAGAGACCGACCACGGTTACACCGAAGTCGTCACCTTCAACCTCGAGCAGGCCGAACGGTTCGCACACCTGCTCAACACCGCGATCGCCAGCGCCAAGGCTGACCTCGCCGCAAACGCGGAGTTCGTCAACGGCACCGAGGCGGTGGCCTGATGACCCTCGCAGCTACGGCCAGCAGCGATCTCGCCGCGCAGGTCGCCATCCGCACCGCCCAGGCCAACGTTGCCGACGGCGTCAGCCTCATGGCGCCTGAGGGCGGTGTCCGGACGGCACACGAGATCCACGCCGACTTGGCGCCCGGCGACGGGCGGCACGAGCTCCTGGTGACCATCACCAGCGGTCGCGCCTATGCCAACCTCGAGCGTTTCGACAGCCTCGACGAGGACGGAACACCGCAACCGTCGGTGTGCGAGCTCGGAATCTTCCCCGAGTATCCGATCCAAGGGGAGCGCGGGTCGATTGCAGTGCTGGCCAACGACCTCGAGGATGTCGCCAAGATCAGCTCTGCCGCAGCCGAGTTCGTGCGCGTCTATCGCCAGGAATCGGGTGGTGCGTCGTGACGGTGCTCGACATGTACTCCTACCGCGCCCCCACGCCGGACGACCGGCCCGCCGGCGACTGGATCGACGGCCGACCACACGTAGACGGTGCTGTGGCATCCCTCGACCGGCTCGGTTACCTCATTGCCGTCTACGAATCCCGTGGGTTCGCACCGACTCTCGGACCGACTGCGGCGGCACGTATGACCGCGGCCGGCGGCGGGTGGGCGCGCCTGGCGGAACGTCTCGAATGGAGGGACATTCGATGAGCTGGCAGACCTTCGACGTGAAGCGGCGTGACGACCGCTACGGACCTGATGCGATCACTACCGACGGCCAACGGTTCTCGGCTGAGGTGATCTTGCTGCAGCGCAACGAGACCGGCAACACGCGGGCGGTGCTCGGCTTCCTCGTCGGCACCGAGTACAAGCCGGTCGAGGAAGTCCCCAACTCGACCGGACAGGTCGGCTACGGGATGCGCTTCGAGCTTCTCACCGAGCAGGTGACGCCAGCGTGACTCACTCCCCCGTCAATCCCGACCCCGTGGCCCATGTGGCTGCGGGGCCGGGGTTGCGGCTCGTCCAAGACCTCACCCGGGAACAGGAGCTCTTCGAGCACCTCGACGCGCTCGGCGTGCCCCTGTTCATCACCCTCGGCCCCGGCCGACCTGAGTACCGATACCCCGACGGATGGCAGACCACCGACCCGACGACCAACTGGGACCGGCTCGAACGGTTCACCGAAGGTGACGCGGTGTGCGCGGTCGGCTGCGATGCTGTCGCGTTCGTCGACGTCGACCCGCAGAACGGCGCCTCCGTCGACGATGTCCGAGCGCTTCTGGACCAACTCGGGGTCCGGGTCTACTACGAGGATCGAACCCCAGGCGGTGGTGCGCATTTCGGCGTAGCCGGGCATCCCGACCTGCCGACAGTGTCCGGGCAGAAGGGCCTCCCCGGATGGCCTGGTGTCGAGATCAAGTCGCACGGTTCGCACGTCTACCTTCCCGGAACCCGACGCCCGAAGTACGACGGTGCCGGCTACTTCATCATCGAGGACAACCTCGAAGCGCTCGCCGACGGCGGAGACGACGACAGCGCCGAAGCTCTCGTCAGCTTCGTCGCCACCATTCGCGGACTCGCGCACAAAGACAGCCCACCAGCCGCGCCACCATGGGACGGCTCACCCCTCAATCATTCGCAGCGCGCATGGATCGACAGCACCTTCCGTCAGGTCATCGCCGAACTCGAAGCGACCCCGCCTGGGCGAGGTGAATACGGCGGGCGCAACAACCATCTCAACCGGGCAGCGTGGCGCCTCGGCAAGTTCGTGGCCGGCGCCGGACTCGACGAGCAGGCGGTCATCGCCGAACTCGAACGAGCCTGCGACATCAACGGACTGACAGCCGAAGACGGCATCCGCTCGGTGCGAGCGACCATCGCCTCCGGGCTCCGAGGAGGCAAGGCCCAGCCCCAGGCCGCACCAACAGACCCGCTTGACGACTTCATCGCGCGGATGCGCGAACCGCATTCCGACGCAGGAGCCCCCGTCGCCATGACCGCCACCGACATCCAGCAGGCCGACACCACCGCCGCGGACACCGGTGACCCTGCAGCCCGGGCGCACCGCCTCTTCGAGGCAGGTGTGTCCTTCGAGCTCGAGAAGCTCCGCATCCGCGAAGAGGCGCGTACACGCCTTCGACGCGAACAAGCCGCCAGCATCACCATGCCGCCGCGGATCTCACTCACCGACTTTCTCGCCCAGCCAGACCCACCCATCGCCTACCGCATCGACCGCTTGCATCCCGTCGGCGGCCGGAGCCTCCTGGCGGCACAGAAGAAAGCCGGCAAGACCACCTTCATCGGCAACCTGATGCGATGCCTCGTCGACGGCGGCGACTTCCTCGGCCGCTTCACCGTCAACCCTCTGCACGGCCGCGTAGCGCTCATCGACAACGAGTTGCATGAGACAACCCTCCGACGTTGGCTGCGCGACTACAACATCGCCAACACCGGCGCCATCGACGTCCACCCGCTCCGCGGCAAGGTGTCCACGTTCAACATCCTCGACCCCGACATCCGCTCCCGCTGGGCCGCCGACCTCCGCGCCGCCGACACCAGCCTCGTCGTCCTCGACTGTCTGCGGCCCTTCCTCGACGCCCTCGGACTCAACGAACACACCGAAGCCGGACAGTTCCTCGTCGCCTTCGACGAACTCCTCGGCGAAGCCGGCATCGACGAGGCCGTCGTCGTCCACCACATGGGCCACAGCGGCGAACGCTCCCGCGGCGACTCCCGCATCGGCGACTGGGCCGACGCCAACTGGAAGATCGTCCGCGAGGACGCCGAAGACGATGCCTCGACGCGCTACTTCTCCGCATTCGGCCGCGACGTCGACATCCGCGAGGGACGCCTCGCCTTCGACAAGACCACCCGAACCCTCTCCTTCGCACCCACCAGCCGCACCGACGCCAAGGTCGAAGCCGCGCTCCTGGCGGTCGTCGACATCCTCACCAACCAGCCCGACGGCCTGTCCGCCAACGCCATCGAAATGGCCGCAAACGACCTCGCCGAACCACTCAAACGAGCAGCAGTTCGCGGCGCGCTCAAACGAGGCATCGAGATCGGTCTGTTCGCCGTCTCGCCCGGCGAACGGAACTCGAAGATTCACCGCCTCGCAAGCACCTGCCGAACCTGCGGAAAACCCATGTCAGGCGGGCAAGCGTTCGAGCACCTCGGCTGCATCGAGGAGGCAGCATGACACCCAGTTCGCCAGTTCGCCGTAGCTCGCCGCCAGTTCGCCAGCGAGCGGACTCAACCCAGCTCGCCAGTTCGCCGCCGCCTTATATAGGCGGCGAGCGGCGAGGTGGTCACCACGACGGCGACCAAGAAACACAATCCAGTTCGCCGAAACCGGCAGAGCCACTCCATGGAGCGCTCCATCGACAGAGGCGGCGCCCACTGAGCGCACGCCTCCACTCCCTCGGAGGCCAAGCCAAGGACGGCGCCTACGACCGCGCCGAAGAACGACAGCTCACCGAACTCCTCGACCTCTTCGATGGCTGGGTCCGCCGACGCCGCCTCGACGCACACAGGAAGTCAGCATCATGACCTTCGAATGGAACGACGACGACGTCCTCGCGCTCATCGAGGAAGCCGTCGAACGCGGACTCCAAGCCGGAGCTGACCTCCTCCTCGACGAGAGCAACCGCATGGCGCCCATCGAGACCGGCGACCTCATCCGCTCCGGCCGGGCTGTCGCCAACGCCGACGAAGCCGCCGTCGGCTACAACACGCCCTACGCCGCACGCCAGCACGAAGACCTCAGCTACCGCCACGACAGCGGACGCGAAGCCAAGTTCCTCGAGAAAGCCCTCAACCGCAACGCCGACCGCATCATCGACGCCGTCGCCGACGAGATCCGCGAGCACCTCTCATGAGCACGACAGACGCCAACGGACGAACCGATGGACGGACGCTCAGCCTCGCGGCCCGCGCCGAGGCGCCGTCGTGCGGGAATGATGCGCACGCGCGATGCCTCGACGAGGTCGCCGCAGCCTCGAACGGATGTGAGCAGTGCGTGAGCACTGACGCTGTGACCAGCGCGAATGACGAGCCCAGCGGATATGTAATCCGAAGGTCGGAGGCCAACGACCACCATCACCCCCCACGAGTAGGAGCCTGACATGGCGCTCAACGTTGGCGAACTCTCCGCCCGCATCGGGATCGACGGCCTTCAGGCCTTCCGTGACGACCTCCGCCGAGCCGGTGGAGAGTTCCAGGACTTCAGCCGGTCGGCCGAACGCACCGGCGACACCACGCGCAACGCCTTCCAGGGCGCCACCCGCGGCCTCGACGACCTCTCCACCGCAGGACGCCAGGCCGCCGGCGACATCGACCGCGCAGGCCGCGACATGTCCGGCAGCATCGAGCAGGTCGAACGCGACAGCCGCCGAGCCGGTAACGACATCGCCCGCAACCTCGGCGAGGCCGGACGCCAGGGCGGCCAAGACCTCGGCCAGGGCATCCGCGACGGCATCGCCAGCGGCACCAGTAGCGCAGAGGAGGCCGGCCAGGAGGGCGGCTCCGCATTCGTTGGCGGCTTCGGCGCCATCGTCTCCCGCCTCGGCTCCGCGGCCGGGCCGATCGGCCTGGCGCTGGCGGCCTCGGCAGGCCTGGGCGTCAAGTTCGCCGACATGGTCCTCGACGGCTTCAACACCCGCGCAGAGCAGGGGCAGATCAAGGCCACGTTCGGCTGGGATGAAGTGCAGGCCGCGCAGGCGGGCAAGGCCGCCTCTGACGCCTACGTCAACGCCTGGGGTGAGAGTGTCAACGCCAACCGCGAGGCGGCGGGTGTGGCGATACAGGCGGGCCTTCTCGACGGCATGTCGACGGCGGCGGAGATACAGCCCGTCATCGAGCAGCTGAACATCGTGTCGACGCTGATGGGTGAGGAGATTCCCGAGGTGGCCCGGGCGGCGGGTCAGATGGTCAAGACGGGCATGGCCGACAACGTCACCGAGGCGTTCGACCTGCTGACGGTCGGCCAGCAGAAGGGCTTGAACCTGTCGGGCGACCTGATCGACACGGTCGTGGAGTACGGCACGCAGTGGCGCAAGCTCGGCATCGACGGCGAGACAGCGCTGGGCACGATCGCCCAGATGTCGAAGGCTGGCGCCCGGGACACCGACATCGCCGCGGACGCGCTGAAGGAGTTCAGTATCCGCGCGATCGACGGCTCTGAGGCGACCAAGGGTGCTTTCGAGGCGCTGCATCTGAACGCCGATGAGACCTCGGCGGCGTTCGCGAAGGGTGGAGATTCGGCGCTGGGTATGTCGCGGGTGGTGTTGACTGCGCTGGCGAAGATCGAGGACAAGGAGCAGCGCAACGCGATCGGGACCGCGCTTCTCGGCACGCAGTGGGAGGACTTGGGCGAAGCGGTTGACGGCCTGGATTTGTCGAAGGCCGCCAAGGAGATGGAGGGCTTCGGCGGCGCGACGAAACGTGCCGGTGACGACATGTCCAATGCCTCTTCGGGCATCGAGGGCGCCAAGCGCACCATCGAGAAGTCGCTCTCCAACATGAAGGCGGACTTGTCCGATGCGTTCGGCCCGACGGCGGAGAAGTTGGCATCGTGGATCACTGAGCACGAAGACGAAATCGTGTACGCGATCTCGACGATCGGTCAAGGGCTCGGCTTCGCCGCCGCGCAAGCCACCGGCTTCACCGGTGCCATGATCACCGGCCTCGGCTACGTCGTGAAATACCTCGGCGACGCAGGCGGATTCATCCTCGACACCTTCGCCAGCATCGCCGGCGGCATCGGCAACATCGTCAAAGAGATCCCCGGCATGGGCGACATCGGCGACGCGCTCGTCGCAGCCTCCAAGGGCGCCGAGGGCATGGCCGACAAGTTCTACGGCGCAGGCGACGGCATGATCAAGTTCGGCCGCGACGTGCGCGACGCGGGCGCCGAAATGGCTGCCCTCATCTCCGAGATTGGCAACGTCCCCGACAACAAGCCGATCAAGATCGACACCGATGGCGGCCTGGAGACTCTGAACCTGTTGCGCGAGATGGGCGCGAAGGTCAACGCCGACAACGACAAGAACATCGTCGTCGAAGCGCCTATGGCGCAGCCGGTGCTGGACAAGTTGCGCGAGTTGGGCCTCGAGGCGCGCACTGTCGACGGCAAGACGGTGCTGGTGAAGCTCGACGACAACGAGTTCAACAACAAGATCGCCTACATCACCAACCCGGTGACGAAGAAGGTGACGATCGACTGGCAGAACACCGACTACCGTGCGGCGATGGCGCCGGGCGGTCCGCTGCGGGCAGGCCCCGGGATGCCTGGTCCTGCAGGGTATGCCGACGGCGGCTGGACCGGCCCCGGCTCGAAGTATCAGCCTGCCGGCATCGTTCACGCCGACGAGTTCGTCGTGAACAAGCAGTCCCGTCAGGCGATCGAGTCGCAGTACCCCGGCGCCCTCGACTTCATGAACCGCTTCGGCAAGCTCCCCGGCTACGCCGACGGCGGCCGAGTGTTGGACTCGCTCATCGCGATTCAGCGTCAGGTGGCGCCCGGCCTGCAGATGACGTCGGGTGTGCGCAGCGAGCCGGGTAGCTTCCACAACAGCGGCCAGGCCGGCGACTTCTCCAACGGCTCATCCAACACCCCGGAGATGCTCTCGTTCGCCCGATACATGGCCGCCAACTACGGTGCCGCGCTCGCCGAACTCATCTACCACGACCCGAACTTCTCCGGCCAGCAGATCGACGAAGGCAAGATCGTCCCGGATAGCTTCTTCGCCGGCGCCGGAGACCACACCAACCATGTGCATCTGGCCGCGCATCAGCCGCTCCCCCTGCCGGGTACGTCCACCGGGCCGGTGCCGCAGCAGCAGCCGGGCGAGTTGACGGTACCTCTGATCCAGAAGCCTGACGGAACATGGACTTCGCCCGATCCGGCGTGGGCGGCACTCATTGAGCGCGAGTCGGGCGGCAACTTCACCATCGTCCAAGGCATCACCGACGCCAACAGCGGCGGCAACGAGGCCTCCGGCGGCTTCCAGATCGCCCGCGGCACGTGGATCTCCAACGGAGGCGAAGAGTTCGCCCCAGAAGCACGCATGGCGACGCCGCAGCAGCAGGCCATTGTCGCCGCGCGCATCTTCAGCAAATCTGGCGGAGCGCCGTGGGGTGCCGGGATGCCGGGCCGCGAGAACGAAGACGCACTCCGCGCCGGGCTGGTGAGCACCACTCCGACGGCGCCGGGCGCCCCCGGCGCTGCAGGCACTCCGGACTACTCGCCCGACACCAGCGGCGACACCAGCGGTTCGCGCGGCGCCCCGCCCGAAGACCCGTACACCACCACCCTCACCTTCACCAATCCGCTGGAGCCGTGGTGGTGGCAGGGCGAGAAGGAGTACCGCCAGCGCATCATCGACGACCACGAGAAGCGCAAGGCGTGGGACGAATACTGGTCCGGCGACAAGGGCAGCGAGGCGTCGAAGGGCAAGAAGGTCACCGTCAAGTCGATCGAGGATGCCACCAAGGATCTCGAGGACGCCACCACCGACCTCGAGATCGCCCTACAGCGCCAGCGTGAGCAGAAGCCCGATAGCCCACAGTCGTCGAAGATGTCGACCCAGAAGTCGGTCGACCAGGCGCGCGACAAGGTCGCCGAAGCGCAGAAGGAGTTGGACGAAGCCAAGGCCAACCCTCAAGGCTTCTACTACCAGCCCGAGGCCGGCCAAACCGGCGTGCCTAATGGCCTGCCCGGCCCGGCGAAGCCGTTCGCCGACGGCGGCTGGACCGGCCCCGGCGGCCGCAACGACCCGGCCGGTGTCGTCCACGCCGACGAGTTCGTGGTCAAGAAGGACTCCCGCCGCTCCATCGAATCCCAGTACCCGGGTGCGCTGGACTACATGAACGCCTTCGGCCGGCTGCCCGGCTATGCCGACGGCGGCACCGTGTCCGGGTTCGGCGGATACGTCCACGACGAGTCCGATGTGATGGCGCCGAAGAACTGGCGCGACTGGATGGGCCTGGCGACCGGCGCCGGGTTCGCCGCCTACAACCTCGCTGAGCCGTACCTCAATGCGGCGGTCACCGGCAAGGTCGACTTGGGCAACATCACGCCGCAGTTGAACACGGGCACAACCGAGACGTCGATGGTGACCTCGACGCTGTCGGCGGCCGCGGGACAGCTCAGTGACCAGCTCAACGAGATCATCATCGCGCTCAAGGAAGGCAAGAACATCACCGTGAAGATCGACGGCATCCAGGACCCGTTCAACGCCCCGCAGCTCGCAGCGCGGAGCGTCTGAGATGGACGAGCACTTCGAGAGCGGGCAAGCCGCGGGCCTCGCGATCGCCTCGGCAGCCCGCAACAGTACGGACGCCCAGGTGGCCGAGCTCGTCACGCGCGAGTTCGCCGACCTGCATTCACCCCAGGCGGCGGTGACTTGCGTTGCCACGCTGGCGAAGATCCTCACTCAGCACTTCAACGCCGAGGTCAAGCTCGACAATCTCAGCACTGCATCGGCAGCCATCATCGAGGCTATCCGGGTCGCGTTCGCCGAGGAGCAGACCGCCGATCAACTGGGTGACGCCGTGCGCGCCGCAGTCAGCAACCTCAACCGCAACGAGCTCGCGGCGACTCTGGCGTCGTTCGTGGTCGGTCACTACCACCTCGATCCGGAAGGCGACAACCGATGAGAAAGCCACGCCGCGCAAAGCGACTGTCCCGCAATCACTCTCAGATAGAATTGGTGCGGACCGCGAAGGCCGACGCCCTCGACTTCGTCGCCGCCTACATGGACCGAGGCGAGATCGACCTCGGTTACACCCCGGACCCGCGTTCGTGGGTGCTGATGGGCGCGCTCGCCGAACTCGCCAGCGACGCCGCAGCCACTCGCTGGCCCGACCTCACCGACAACGCCCGAGCTGCAGCGCTGCGGGTCACCGCTCAACAACTCCGCTCCACCGCGAAACACGCTGTGCAGCAACACCGAGAAGGAGAACCGTCATGACCGCATCCACCCCGCCCGACGTCCACCGCATCTACGCCGCCGGTCCCGGCGGTCGACACGTCGACCTCGGCTTCGTCGACAACGCCGGCGTCTACCACTTCCGAAACGGCGCGAAGGTGCTCGCCAACGGCGACTACCTCCTGCCCGATGGAACGAAGAACGGCACCTCGGTCGTCGTCCGCTCCGACGGCTCGCGAATCACCGGCGGCCGAGTCCAGGACGCCGCCTACCCCGAGGACAACGCCGCCCGAGAGAAGCACGCCGTCGACTCGAAGTATCAGAACACCTACGACGCCAACCCGAGCGCGTACGCCGACAATCCGGCCAAGGTCTTCACTGACGCGAATGTCCGCCCGTGAGCACCGATCCCCACAGCTCCCTACGCGAGGCAATCGGCAAAGCCCTCGAGGCGAACAACAAGACCGCCCCTGCGGCCACCAAGACCGGCGCAGCCTCGCTCAGCGACGCGATCGCCACCCACTACACCCCGACGAAGAAGGAAGACCACCATGACGACTGACCCCACCCCCACGCTCGCCGAGCTCGAGGAACGAGTCCGCGGCGGCGACACCACCGTCACCGCGCAGCAACTCGCCGACGCCGCCCAGGCCGACCGTCTCGCCGCGTTACAGCAGGAAGCCACGCAGCGCGCCCAGGACGCCGAGGACGCCCGCAGCCACAAGGCTGCCGTCGATCAGCTGCACGCCGACTACGCCAAGCTGCAGGGCAAGGACAGCGCCGCAGCCCGCAAGGCGTACACCAACCTCGTCGCCGCCATGGCCGAGCTACACGCCGCGCTCGACGAGTTCAGCGCCAAGCGCGTCGCGATACGTGACCGGGCGAGCGAACTCGGAGTGCCGCTGCAGTTCGCCGACTGGCTGCGCATCCCCGAGTACTCGGCGGACACCTACATCAACCACGCCGCGCGCGAAGCCCGCGGCGAGTACTGGCCACTCGGCAACAGCCCGCACGGGCTGCACACCGACAAGCAGGTCGCCGAGTACGAGGAACGTCAGCAGGAGATGTTCCGCCTCGAAGAAGAGCGCCGCGCAAAGGCGATGGAAAACGCCGAGACGATGGTCGAACTCGGCTACGGCAACTACACGCGACGGGTGGAAGTCTGATGACCGCGCCGACTGTCACGCTGCCCGCGCCGGACCGTCCGGCGATGGCCCGGGCTTACCGAACGATCGCCCAACAGATCCACCCGGTCACCACTGGCAGCATCGAGCTGAAGATCGACGACCGTGCTACCGCGCAGACCGTCGCCGCCTTGCTCGGCCTCGCGGCGTCGTGGGCTCGTGACCTGGCTCCCGATGTGCCGGCGTCCGACAATGCTGCCGCTCTCTTCGCCGCGGCGGCACGCCTGGACATGGCGGACTGAATGGCCACCGACGATGCCGTCGTCCCCGCTCCGCTCGTAGACACCAAGCCTGCGAGTGGAGCGCCGGCGCGCGGCTACTCCTGGGAACCGTTCAAACCCAACCACACCAAGAGCGTCAAGCACGGCGCCTACTCTGAGCGTCTCATCGCTCCGCTCGCGGCAGAGATCGCCAACACCCTACTCAGCACCTATCCACGCCTGCGCGGGTTCCGTGAAGCAGTCCTCGAGTACGCCCGCATCGACGCCCAGGTCGAACGACTCCAAGCCCACGTCGACGAGCACGGCGACCTCGACTCCGACGGCAATCCCACCGGCGCGGCCAAGCTGTTGCTGCGCACGCGAGTTCACCTGGCCAACCGCGCCGACAGCCTGGGCCTCACCCCGCTCGCGAACGCTCGACTCGGCAAGGACACCGCGGCAGCACAGTTCGACGTCGCCAAGCTCATCGCTGAGATGAGCAAGCATGACAAGGATCAGGCATGACGATCACCACCGAGGACTTCCGCGCCGGCATACGCTCGGCCGAGGCTTTTGCCGAACACCTTGTCGGTGAACCACTCTGGCCACACCAACGAGACATGGTCCAATCGCCGGCGCGTATCCGCGTGATGTGCGCCGGCCGCCAGGTCGGCAAGTCACGAACCCTCGCCATCGAGGCCCTGTACCGTGCTTTCACCCAACCGAACGCGTTCGTCCTACTGATCTCCGCGGGCGAGGTCGCCGCCCGCCGTCTCCTCGAAGAATGCGCTACCCTCGCCAGCGCCTCGCCACTGCTGCGTGGGTCGGTCGTCGACGACCAGCGCACGCAGTTGACCCTGTCAAACGGGTCGCGCATCATCTCAGTACCCGCCTCACAGAAGCAGATTCGAGGATGGCCGGTCGACCTGCTCATCATCGACGAGGCCGGCTTCGTCGACAACGAGATCTGGCGCGCCGCCGAACCGGCGATCATCGCCCGCCCCGGCGCCCGCATCATCCTGTCCTCGTCGCCGTGGGGCGGCATCGACCACTTCTTCCGGCAGCTCTTCAACCGCGGCATGGACTCACCGGACGCGCGGTATGCGTCGTTCCACTGGCCGACATCACTCAATCCGCTCGTCAGCGCCGACGACCTCGAAGCCATCCGCGAACGCGAGTCGTCGCACTACTTCAACCGCGAATACCTGGCCGAGTGGACCGAAGAGGCCGGAGCTTTCTTCAGCACCGATGAGATCGACAGCGCCGTCGCCAACTACGAACTCGTCGACCCGATGACCGCCCGCGGTGACTACCGTGTCGTCGGCGGACTCGACTGGGGCATGGCGCACGACGCCAACGCCGTCGTCTACCTCGCCGCCTCCGGCGACGTCGACCTCAACGCCGCCAAGCACCGCAGCGAACCGGTGTTCTGGATACCGGCGATCGAACAGCACTTCCGCATGGAGTACGCCACGTTCATCGATAGGCTGATCGACCACGCAAAGCGAATGAACGTGCAGCGCTTCATCTCCGAGACCAACGGCGTCGGCCAGATGCCCACCCAGGTACTCAAGCAGCGCATGAACGACCTGCCCTCCCCCGGCGGCCTGCACCACGTGAACGCCGTCGCCACGACCATCCACCGCAAGAATGCTGGCTTCTCTCGGATGAAGGTACTCCTGCAGTCCGGGCGCCTGGTGCTGCCCAACCACCCCGACCTGTTGCGCCAGCTCCACGCGCTGACCTACGAGCAGACCGAGATCGGCACCCTCAAGATCTCGGTACCAGAGAACATCGGCCACGACGACCTCGCAATGGCTCTGATGCAGGCCGTCTCAACGATCCAGACCCGGGTCCCGGTCGAGGCGTGGCCGGCACCGCTATGCGGAACTGGCGACATCCTGACCACCGACCGCGGCACCCGCATCCCCCGCCAACCGTCGTGCAGCCCGAACGAGTCGATCTTCTGGGGCGGCGACGGCACGAAGGTCTAGGCCGTGTCGTCGTCGCGACGGGCGGCCGCTTCATCGGCCAACACCTGGCGGTAGGCCGGCAGAAACACGGTGCGCATCGCGGCGGCGAACTCCGGCGTCATCGGTCGATCGCCACGTTCGGCGACGAGCTCGAGCGCGCGGGCACGGTTGGCCGCTTTGATCTCCGGCGGTAGCGGCCGCCGCCGGTTCTCGTCAGCCATCGGCCGTCTCGTCCGGTTCGTCGCTGACTTCCTTCGGGCGTACGACCGAGGATACGGTCGTCACCAGATTGACCGACAAGGAAAGAACGCCCAGGATCACAGACACGACCGCCGGCACGGGCATGCCTGCGAACACAAACACCCCCGCCCCGATCAGCGAAACGACCGCGATCGAATACAGCATCCATTGGCCGCGGCTGGTCAGGCGTATATCCGCACGCGCTAGCTCCGTCTGGATCTCAACCTGAGCTTCGACTGCGGAGTTAATCGAGTCTTCACGACGCTCAGCGATTTCGATTTGCCGCTCATACGCTCGGACGATTCGCTCAGCAAAAGTAGGGTCGATGTCGTTATAGGCCGCGAGGTCAGCAGGCCGAGGAAGCGGGGCGTTCCAGTGGGCGCGACGCTGCTTACGCGCGCTCGGCGGCTCGACAACTATCTCACCTTCGAGCGCTTCCTCGGCGTTCGCTAGATCGCGCTCGACCTGCGCGATCTCTGGATCGTCCGAGCCGCGCTCTGCACCATCCCTGCTGCGCTGGTCCGATGCGTCCGCGCGCGGTTCAGCATCGGACGTGGCTGAAGAGCCATCACGTCGACTCCGCGGCGGGACGTCCGTGCCATCGCTGCTTGTGTCTTCGTCTTGCTCATGTGCCAACTGTAGCCCTTCCTCGAGCGGGAACGCACTGTGATCTTCACAAGCTGGCACGAAACGCGCCGACACACGATCTTCGCAGAAGTCACGCTAGCGTGCTCACGGCGTGCTCACACGACGCCCATCGATGGCGCACAACAGCGGGCAACCGGGTCGCCCCGATACACGCTCTGACCTGCTCATTCTATCGATGGCGGTTGATCCTGATCGACGCCGGATGACGGCGGATTCTGTCTTTTAATCCGCAGGTCCCAGGTTCGAGCCCTGGTGGGGGCACCCTGATTGGCCACCAGACGGCGGTCGGCACCTACGACGACCCGAACAAGGTCAGCGCCGAACTGAGTCCCGACGGCGGAGGCGCGACCACCTCGGTCCGAGGCGTCCCTCCGGACTTACCTGTCACGGTCACATTCTCCTTGTGCACCTGCAGGGCGCCGCAGTTCACATAGACCGCGTACCTACCCGCCGGCAGGTCGGAGACCCGAATGCTCTGCGTTTGACCGGATTCCACTCGCGTCGTTGGGGTCTTGTAGTCGACCGGACCGTAGTAGAAGCTCACGTAGCAGCCCTGATCGGCACTGCGATCGTTGGTCATCGTTGCCAACACGGCGTTGGCCTGAGGGGACGCCAGGGTGACACGCACAGTCGGGGCAGCGTCGGCGGGGGCACCACCAAGCGCGAGGGCAGTCCCGATGAGCATCGTCGCGGTGACCATACCCAGGATCGGTCTCTTCATTTCGTACCTTTCGTGGCTGGACCCCGACCCAACCGACGCTGACACATTCGATTAGCGACAGCATGAGTTTCGCCTGTGGTTGGTCCGCCCGACCGACAGATCAGCTGCCCGCCACTCGTGTGCGGACGGTTGGCATGCCGAGTGATCAAGCACAAAAGTTCTGCACCTCAATATCTTTCGTTATCAAAGACAACAACCCTGCCGGACCGGCCGCCCGAGGACGCGACAGCACGAGGTCGCGTTCCCGAAGCTAATAAGCCGGACCAGCCAAGCCGCGCAACAGGATTGCCCGTCCTCGACTACGGAGTGTGGATACTTTGCGCGGAGCTCGCTGCCGGGGACATGCCGACCGCCGACTCAATGTCGCGTGACATATCCGGACACGACCAGGAAGGCGTCCCGCCCGCGGTCGTGCGTGGCCCCTACGTCGCGAAACACATTCCGCGACTTGGCTAGGCACGAGGCCCACCGGCAGGAACGACGTCTGCGAGGCACCGCACGCCCACCTCACGACTTCGCCAACCGGACCGGCTGAATTCCGCTGAGGTATCCAGACGGTTGACGTCGCGGTCGGACAACCCCACGACGCTCACCGACTTCGACACCTGTTTCAGCGGGGATGTCCATCGAGCCTTTCGCGCGAACCGGACCCGAAGATCGCTGCCGCCCAGGCAGACCAAATCGCACGCGGTCAGCACGTCACGGCACGGACGCCCTCACCGTGCGCGGTCAGCCTGAACTACGACGTCGGACGGTTCATCGTGTATACGAGCCTCGTCCTGCACAGCCTCGCCTCAGAAGAGTCTTTCGCCGCTAGAACTGCCGGCACGGATCACCGCGGCGACAGGTCGCGCAACCGTATAGACGAAGTCCGGCCTCATCGGCCAACTCGTGAAACCGTTCACTGGCGTTGCCTGGCGGAATCGGCGAGCCATCTTCGCGAGCGAACACAAGACCGTGCTCGCCGTAAGCGCCGTTTCCCAGTAGGCAACGCTCGCACCTGCATAACTCTAGCCATGCGACTCCGAGGCGTGCCGGAGTCGAGGTCGGCGACACGAACTTCTCGCTGGCTGGTTTCCCGGGGCCGAACTGCTCCTGTCGAAGCCACCCCACAGCAAGCGGGCACCCGACCCCAGTGCCGTCGACTTCGACGGTCTGGACCACACCACCTTCGACATCGTGTCGAAAGTGGCCGCCGACGCCACGTATGTGCGGACCGTCAACGGCACCCCGGTCGGTCCCGATGGGGACGTGGTCGTGCCGACGGGCGAGGTCCCGGACGAAGTGATCGCCGACGCCGTCACCACCGAACTGGCCGGCCGCGACCTCGTCGAAGGTGCAGACTCCCGCTTGCCGCAGACCGCCGAATCCGCCGACGCTCACTGGGGTGTGCGCGACAGCAAAGGACGTGAACAACTCGTCGCCAACACCGACGGTACTGTCGACATTCCTCTGCCGAACCTGGCCGGGATGCCAGTGCGCGCAGCCGAATCACCCTTGGGATACATCAAGGGAACCCGCGACGCCGCCGGTCGCGTCGCCGAGGACGTCATCGACGAACACGGTCAGGTGCCGCAGTGGGTGCTCGACCGATGGGGCGACCGCGCCGGATGGGGTGCCGTACCGCCGACCCCGAAGCCGCGGGTCCACGTCATCGTGGTTGCTGGGCAGTCGAACTCGGCGGTCTCCGACACCAACCCGCCGGCGGGTACGTTCGGCACCGATCCGCGGCTGAAGAAGTGGGACCGCGCCACGAACACGATCGTGCCGGTTGCGCCACCGAGGGCGCGCTCGGCCCGTCGATGGGCCGCGCCTACCTGTCCCGTTGCCCGCCCGATGTGACCGTGGTGATCGTGCCGTGCGGCTACGGCGAGAACGGGTTTCGATCCTCGTCGATCACTCCGACCCCCGCCGGTTACGAGGCGGCATCGAACGGCACCTGGGACCGCACCCTCACCGCCGACCCGAACAACCTCTACTCGCGCATGGTCGCCGACGTCGCCGCCGCCCGGGCCGCGGCCGGCGCGATGGCCTCGGAGACACCGAAGCTCGTCGGGTTGGCGTGGTCGCAGGGCGAGAACGATTACGACATGATGACCGGCACCGACTACGCCGCTGCCCTCGACGACATGATCGGCGCGTTCCGCGCTGCGGTCGGCGATGCCGCCCTGCCGGTCTTCGTCGGGTCGCTGGTCCCGGAATTCATCGGCGGGGCCGCTGCCAAGCAGGCCGTGCAGGATGCGCTGATGGACACCCCGCGCCGGCTGGTCAACACCGCGTTCGTGTACGGACCCAAGGGCATGGTGCGCTCCGATCAGGCGGCGATGATCCACTACGCCACCGTCGGGCAGACCCGCCGCGGCCGCATGTTCGTTGACGCGATCGAACGCGCCCGCTGGAACATCACCTCCGCGAAAGCGGTGCCACCACAAAACCTTCGGGTCATCCGGTCTGGAACGACGCTCACCGCCGAATACGATCCGCCACCCACCCGGCACACCGCGATCACCGTCGAATACTCCACAGACGGTGGCAGCACCTGGACCGCGATGACCAAGGTCGGCGGCGCGATCGGCCTGTCAGCGTCCGCCACCATCGGCGCATCCGACGTCGTCGAGGTCCGGGCGTCGAGCACCAACGAAACGAACACCTCGACCTACGTCACCGCCGCAGCATAGGAGAACACTGATCATGGCCACTGCACGCTGGTTCACCCACGACGCCGAGTTCACCGGCGAGGGCGCCCCTCTTACCTTCGATGCGCCGCCGCCGAAGCTGCTCGACGCGCTCGCCGCCACCGTCCACCAGGCGTTCTCGACGCGCAAACTGCGAGAGGTCTACGCCGGCCCCGCCCTGCGGGTGCGACGCTCATCGGACAGCACCGAGACCGACATCGGCTTCACAGACGAGGGCGACCTCGACACCGCGGCGCTGCTCGCATTCGCCGGCGTCGGTGACGCTCTGGTCCGCACCTGGTACGACCAGTCGGGCAATGGCCGCAACATGGCTCAGTCGACCGCGGCGGCCCAGCCGCAATTCGTCGTTGCAGGTGTGCTCAACGCGGTCGGCGGCAAGGCCGCACCGAAGTTCGCCAGCCCGCGCCACCTGCGAGGCGCCGCGCCGTCGATGCTCACCCGGACAGTATCGGGTGGGTTCTCTTCGTCGATGGTGCTGACCCATCCGGCGACCACCGGCGCCGGCGTGGTTACCTACGGCGAGTCAGGTGAATCACCCCAGCTTTGATGCCGCTTCCTTCTGAGTCAGGAAGGATGAGCATATGCCTAAGAAAATCGATCCGGAGGTCCGTTCGAGGGCCTTACGGTTGCTGGAGGCGCACGGCGGGGAGTACACGTCGTTGACTGCCGCGGCAGAGGCAATCGCCAAGCAGGTCGGCGTCGGCGGGGAGACGGTACGTCGGTGGGCCGTACAAGCCCAGGTCGATGCCGGCGCCCGCGCGGGG